ACGGCCATCCGGCCCACAAAGCCAAGAAAGTCCGCGAGTTCGTCGAGTCCGTGGCGCCGCGACTTGAGCTTCATTACCTTCCGCCCTACTCGCCGGACTTGAATCCGGACGAACTCGTGTGGAACGATCTGAAGAACAACGGCATCGGCAGACAGGCGATTGCCGGACCGGATCACTTGAAGCGGGAGGTGATGTCCTTTCTGCGTTATCTGCAGAAGACTCCCGCTCGAGTCGCCTCATATTTCCACGCCCCGACGATGCAGTATGCTTCCAAGTAAACGGGTCGTGACAATTATGAGACGGTTAGTAATTTCTCTCGGCATGGTCATGTCTCCTTCAATAGCTCGGCGGCTTGTTCGGGGGTGACTGCGTGGATCAGCTCTAACCAGGCCATGACGCGCTTGGTCTGAGCCTCGGATACGTCCTTGTCAGCTGCTTTGTATTCAGCCAGGAGACGTTTGACCTCCTCAGCTTTTGTCGGCTCGGTCATTGTCATCCTCCTTACCCTGTAGGATATTGATGGCCTTACGCAGGTGGTTGTTTGCTTCCACCGTGTCGTTCTCGTCCATCAGTTTTTGCGCATCTAGAACATACATGAGCACGTCTGGGTTGAAGGCTGGGTTGAATTCTTCGAGCACGTGGTTGGGAACCATGACCGGCATAACCACACCATGCAGCTCGCCACCTTTCGTGCGAATCAGCATGGCGTCCCGGTATGTCTCGGTTGCTTCGAGGCGAATCTCTCCATCCAGCATGTTCCGGAGCTTCTCCAGGTATTCGTTGTTGATGGCCGAGACCTTGCGTCCCTTCGGTCCGACCAGCAATCGGATCAGCCACGGGTTCATGGGATCCTTCCAGTAAAAGGAGGTGAGCTGAACGTCGACGTGCTCCCTGCTGGCTTCCCGCTCAAGGAATTCGGCCAGGTTTAGGTGATCGACTTTGCCGGCGTGTTTGCCGTAGTCGATTCTCGTTGCGGATGCCTCGTCGTGATCGGGGAAGTAGCCCACGAAACAGTCCGGAACCTCGTCGGCCTTGAGTCGGAGCAGGAAATGCCCGTTGGTCACAAACAGGAATTCGCCGATCCGCTGGTAGCGGTAGTTCTCATTGCCCTTTTTCGTGGGATCCAGGAAAAAGGATAGGGTTGTTTTCTTGGCCATGGTTTATCCTTCCAGCTTGTTCAGCATGGCGCGAGCTGCTCCCGCTGCCGTGTGTCCGGATTTCAGATCCATGTTAATCCTCCTCGACGGTATTGAGGATTTGCTGGATCAAGGTGCTGATTTTTTCCAGGTCGGTAGATGCTTCCGGTAGGCCCTCGGCGGCCAGGTCTTCGGCATTGGTGCTCGCCAGCTCGTGCGCTTCTTCCAGGATCGACCTGATGGTGCGCCCGGTGAAGCGAGAGTCGGCTCCGCTGCCGGCACTCTGTTCACATTCACCACAGAACAGCTCGCTCTTGTCGGAATTGGCGACTGCAAAGAACGAATCCGCTTCCGTCCAGGGATGGTTGGGGTCGGTCCACACCTGAGCTCGAAGCTCTGCGGTTGCGCCGCACGTGTCGCAGCTCCAGATGGTGAGGTTTCGCATGGCTTACTCCTTGCGGTGGGAAAAGAGGCGGGACCGATGATCCCGCCTCCGGGTTGTGTCCTTGTCCCGGACTACGCCAGGGCCAGGGCCAGGGCCTTCTGCGATACCTGCGCTCCGTTGCCGAACCACTGAGACTTGAGCCGTCCGGCATCGGTGCCGCGCTCGTGGTCCAGGTACTCGGTCACGGAGTTGTAGAGCGTCCAGTAGCTCCGCTTGAATTGCTCCGGGATGGCGTCGTAGCCGAGCAGGTCACCTTCGAACTTGGTCAGGTCAGCGAAGGTCATGGTTTGCATGGTTTGCTCGCTTCCGGTTTGTTGGTTCTATTTGCGGTGGGCGAGTCTGCGGATCAGGTTCCGGGCCCTTGTGATTCTGTCGCGGCTTCCTTGTTGCAGTCGGCGAAATTCTTTTAGCGACATTCCTCGCTGGTCCCGTGTTTCGATCAGATAACGTTCCTGCATGATGATGGATCGCAGGTGATCGGCGTGTGTCCTGGTCATGACCTGGTCTCCTGTTAGTGGGCTTTGACGATCCGCTTCCGGGCCGGGCGGCCTGCATTGCGCCGGGCCTGTGATTCCATGAAGAATTCCGGATGGTCCCGCTTCCACGACCTGGTGGCGTATCCTGCCGGGTCCGGTTTGGTGGTCTTGTCGCGGATTCTCATGGTCGGCGAAAACTGGTAATTCTCGGTCCAGTGCGAATCCGTGGTTACTCCGTGTTCCTTGTCCGAAGGTTTCACGGCTGAACCTGGATGAATTCGATCATCCATTGTGGGCTCGATAAGGATTGACATGGTTCCCTCCTGGTTTGTTAACGGGCCGGTCGGCACGAGTGTAACGGGGGATGTAAGGACCATCCGTGTTTTCGTGAAAATCCGACCGGCCAGATTATGCTCATTAGGTGGTGAGGGTTCAGGGTCTTTGCCCTCGATGTCGTCCGCCATGTATGCGACCCGGATCATGGATCCATCGCTTCCCTTGCTATAGGCTCCCCGGCCATACTAACGGCTCGATTATTTCTTGGCTTCAGCTTGCCATCCCTTGCCGCAGCTTGTGACCGCGACTCTCAGCGGGATCGTTTTCGTACCGTCTCACCCGGACGCTACCGGCGGGTGGCCTACTGCGGGCGCAAGAGATTATCTTGGCTTATCCCTTTCGGCGGTCGGCGTTGGCTTGATGTTTGCACGGTCTCGCCTTTGGTGCGGAATATCGGGGTTGGTTCCCGACTTGTGCCGCAAGGGTTGTCCCTGCCTCACCTTTCGCCTGTCCATCCGGGAACCCTCCCGGACCATGCCAAGAACAAAGCAGGCCTCATGCCAATGTCCCATAAGTCCCAATAGTTACTTGATGTTCTGAATTGTGGAAAATTGTTCCTTGACAAATTCGCAAAATGCCCGCATATATTATAGATATGGGATATGGATATAGATAACTTCAATGATATCAATGGTTTAAGGACAAGTCTGTTTGCAACGGATATTCGAGCAATCTGCAATGTTCCATGATTCCATGCCAGTTATGCGATAGAAGGGTTGCGGATTTCTGGAGAATAGCTTGGAGATGCCGCTCCTGCAATGACTTACAAGGTTATCCCCCGTTGAAAATAAATCTGTGGATAACTTATGTCCTATTGAGTAGACAGTATAGTTTGTCCATCGTTCAAGTATCATGCCAGTTTCGGTTTTGTTGGTCATTTTGTTGGTCATTTTGTTGGTCATTCCCTGGAGTCCTTTGTTTGTTGCATGTTGCAAGGGTGTGCCGTGCAATTTGCAATGGGTGGCGACCGTCACGGGGTCCAGTTGATGAAACGGACTTGGGAACCTCTACCGCACAAGCATCCCCCGCCCTATAGGGGAAAAAGTTCTCAAGTGGTTGTAGTTGTGTGAGTTACGTTGATAAAGGCGTGAAATAGCATAATGGGGGTGAATTACGGTGTCTGAGCATCAAGACACAGGGGCCATGGTTGCGCCCAAGCGGAAGGTTGGTCGTCCGAAGGGGAGCAAGACGAAGAAATCTCGGTCGTCGTTGTTGGAATCGAAGGAGGGATTGTTGTCCCCTCGGGACCGCGAGACGATCGTGATGCTCTACTACCAGAACGGGTCTTACAAGCTGACGGCTTCTGCGTTGGGGATCACGCCGGCGACAGTTTCGCGGATCATTTCCGATAGCGAGAAGGATCCTCGCATGAAGGTCCTTCACGCCCAGGTGCTGGAGAAGCTGGCCGGTCAGTCCGTTGGTGTGGGCGTGAGGGTTCTGGAGTCGATCAAGGATGCCGAGCTCAAGACGACCTACCACAAGACCCACACCAAGGGAGGGGAGCTCAAGATCGCCCAGGAGGGCCCCTCGCTCGCCGACAAGGCGAAGATTGCCCAGGTGGCGGCCGACAGCGCCCAGAAGCTCACCGCCGCGGCTCAGAGCCTCAGAGGAGGCGGTGACGGGCAGGTCGGACTCATGCTGCCGACCGATATCGAGGCCGCTCGTCTGCTGTTGGCACAGAAAATGAAACGCCTGCGCATCCTGGACGTCGAATTCGATGATTCGGAACCGGGCCAACTCGCGAAAAACGTGGTCAACCGGGCCGAACGAGGCGGGGTGACTGCCGAAATGGTGGCAGGCGTTCCGCAGGAGAGCCCCCTCGATCCGACATCCGGCCCAATCGTTTCACCCGAGCACGACCCTGATCCGTTTTCACAGGATCAGGAGCTCCCCGACAGCCTCGACTACCTCAAAGAGCTCGGATTCGCGTCCGGGCCCTCCGTTTCTGACGCGGTGATCGACGAAAGAGGGCCATTTGATGCCTGATTTGCCAAAAATTCCCGGCGTGAAGTACAGCACCGATGGAAACGGGGACCAATTCGAAGGGCTTACCGCGAAAATCAAGGTTCCCTGCGACACCGGCGAAGGATTCGAGCTCCTCGAGCTTCCGATTATCATGAATCCGTACCTGCTGAGCCCACATCCCGGCTATGACCCGTGGTTTCTGAACGATACGGACGACGATTGATGTACGAATCCACCGAAATCGAGCTCAGGGCAGTCCAAGAAGCCCTGGTCGAGCTGCACAATTACGAGCAGCTGGTCAAAGCCCAGAAAATCGTCACCTTCCGGCCCCTCAAGCACGGCGATCAGGGAGTATTCTTCGCCAACCAGTGCGCCCGCGTCCGGGTCGTGCTCGGCAGCAACCGCTCGGGCAAAACCGTCTGCGGCGTGAACGAGGCCACCTCCCACTCGCTCGGATATCGGCCCTGGCTGCCCCAGGACCACCCGCTCAGAATCGTCAGGCTCACCAACGGCCAGCCGATACCCGTGCCCAACGTCGGACGGATCATCGCCCAGAACTACGAACAGGCCATTCGGCAGACCATCATGGTCAAAATCGACGAATGGGCGCCCAGGCAGGAAATCGACCACATCGAAAAGAACACCCGCGGGATCCCCGTGGGAATCCATTGGAAAAATGGATCGGTCATGCACCTGATGTCCAACGACCAGGACGACATGGCGTTCGAAGGACCCAGCGGACATTGGGCCTGGTTCGACGAACCCCCCGAACGCAACAAGTACACCGGTATCAGCCGCGGACTCGTCGACTACGAAGGCCACAGCTGGCTGACCATGACCCCGCTTACTCAGCCCTGGATCAACGATGTGCTGGTCTCCCGGTCCGGAGACCCGGACGGAGACATCCAGATGTTCCGATTCTCGATCTGGGACAACTGCACCGACCGCGGCGGCTACCTCACCCCCGAAGCCATCCGGGCCTTCTTGAGCGATCTGGACGAGCGCGAGATCGAGGCCCGCCTGCACGGAAACTTCCTGCATCTCGCCGGCCTGGTCTACAAGGAGTGGAAGCCGCGGCCTCCGTTCTGGGTCCCCTGGCAACCGATCCCCAGCTCGTGGCCCAGGGTCTGCGTCGTCGACCCTCACCCGCGCAAACCCATCGCCGTGATGTGGGGAGCCTGCTCACCCTCGAATATCTGGTATTTCTACCGCACCCTGTTCGATCGCAGCCTGGTTACCGTCCGGGACGTCGCCGACAAGATCCGGCACCTGGAAGGCTGGAAGAATGAACAGGTCCCGGGACCGAATGCCGATCCGGTCGTGCTCAGGATCATCGACACCAGCGCCGAATCCCAGGAACGCTCCAGTGACACCAGGGGCATGAACATCCGCAAGAAGTTCGCCGAGATCAGCCCCTTCCTGGCCCACACCAAAGCGAAGAAGGACAACGCGGATTTTGGCTACGATGCGATCCACCAGGCCCTCAAAATGCGCTACGAATGGGACACGCCCGGAATCGTGGTGATGAACACCTGCCCGCAGATCAAGCAGAATTTTATGAACTTCTGCTTCGACGAATGGAATACCGGCCGGCTGCAGTCGAAAATGGGAGACAAGGAAACCTACCTCAAAACCCATGACGATTTCATCGACGGGATTCGGTACATTTTCCAGATGGGCTTGACATATCAGATGCTGCGGTCGATGATGAACCAGTGGGCCCGCCAGTGGGACTCCGTGGACGATTTCAATTTCAACCCCACAGGCTCGCTTCTGATGCGCACCGGAACTCGTACCGGGTACGGAACTTAGGAGAGCACTATGGCCGATATCGTGGGACGGACAATCCGGGTCTCGGTGATCCTGAAAAAGGACGCAAACCACAGGGTCGACACCGAGTTCCTGAAAGAGGGCGAGGACTTTACCAAGGAACATCACTCCCGATCAGTCCTCGGGACAGCGATGGCCTCGCCGAGCGTCCTGGATATGGCCGGCATCACCACGGGAAAGTCCCTGCTCCTGACCACGGACCGCAGCATCAAGGTCGGGGTGAACAGCTCCACCAACCTGATTACCCTCGCCGATAATGGCATGATGGCCCTCAAGGGGGACTTCACGGCCATCTACGTTCAGAACACTGACGCCAACTACGAGGCCACCATCGAGTTCGTCATTACCGACTAGGAGGGTCGGATATGAATATTCAGCTCTCCGAAGAATTCCTGCGCGAACGCGGCATGGGCATGACCCGCCTTATCGAACAGGACATCACCGACAACTGGCCCCGCTACCAGAGAATCAAGCAGATCCGCTCCATCATCGACGGTTCGATCTCCAGCGAAATGAAGCTGCCGTGGGCGGGCGCCAGCGCCATCAACATCCCGCTGATCCGCGAAAAAGAGCTCACCATGACCCCGCAGCTGATGTCCGCGTTCTGGGGCGTGGATCCCGTTATCACCGTTCAGCGACAGGGCGAGGAGTTCTACCGGCAGCAGACTGCCGAAGTCCAGGACTTCATGAATTTTGCCTACATGAAGGACATCCCGGACCTGTACGAGACGACCGAAACCTGGTTGAGCGAGATGGTCGATTGCGGTCTGGCCACCCTCAAGCCCTACTGGAATAAACGCTACCGCCGAATCAGCGAAATGCACGTCGTCAAGCTGATGTACGTAGCCGGCGATGTGGATGCGGCCGAGCAGCCGGTCGAGCAACCGCGCGAAAAGACCGCCATGGAGATGCTGGTCGACGTGTTCGGGTTCTTCAACCCCACCGGAAATACCGAGGATGAAGTCCGCGGCCTGGTCGACGCGAACCAGCTCATGGACATGACCGATGCCGAGGTCGAAGGACAGGAACAGCCGGAGCCCACCGAGCCCTACAGCGAGCCACAGGACGAGATTTCAGCCCTGATGGACGAGATGGACGAACCGATCCCCGTGGGCGAGGACGTCATCGGCCAACGCTGGGACGTATTTTTCATCGAGGACCGGGAAAAGAATTGGGGCGAGGTCGAGTTCCTCGAGAGCACCAAGATCGACGAGATCCGGCTCAGGGTCTCCCGCGATATCATCGACCAGGATAACCCCCGCGTCGACCTGCTGGAGATCGAGGACTGCATCCTTCCGTTCCGCGCCAAGAACGCCCAGGACGCTCAGCGCGTATCGCAACGGTTCTGGCTCTCGATGGAGGAGATCGAGGATCGCGTTTCGTCCGGGAAATGGAATATTACCGACGAGGAGATGAAGGCCATCAAGGCCCACTCTACGAAGGTCACATGGCATGACCAGTACAACCCTGGCCTGCAGGAGCAGAAAGACGATCGGGCCGGACAGCGGGCGAGCGAGACCCAGGAGCGCCGGATTGATCGGCCCAAGGGATACAAGCCCTACAATGGCAATCTCGTGATGTGCTTCGAGGTCTATACCCGGGATGATATCGGTTATGGCCGGCGCGAGGAGGTCATCTACACCATCGTCTACGGGATCAAGAAGATTGTCCAGGCGCGACATCTTCACGAGGAATTTCCCCACGGCCGGCGCCCATTCATCACGGCCAAGTACAAGCCGATGGCCAACCGGAACCACGCCGAGGGCATGGGCGACCACCTGGCCGCCCTGAATCTCGAGATCAATACCCTCGTCAACCTTATCAACAACAACGAATCGCTGGTAAACAATCCCTGGTTCCTGTACGAGCCCACGTCGTTTACCGCCGGGTTGCTCGATGGCGTCAGTCCCGGATCAGGGATCCCCTGCAACGATCCCAAGGGCGTCGTGTTCCCTCGATTCCAGGCGACTCCGCTGGCCGACATGAGCATGGTAACCACCCTGCTGATGTTTGCCGACCGGGTTTCGGTGACCCCGTTCATGGGCGGCAGCACGCAGATGAAAAATGCGCCCCGGACCGCCCGCGGAACCTTCACCATGCTGAACGAGGGGCACCTGCGCACGGACATGCTGGTCACTCGCCTGCAGCGCACCGCCTGGATGGAGCTGGCCGAGCAGCTGTTCGGCCTGTACCGCGATTTTTGTCCGGACGAGAAGTGGTACTACGTCCTGCGCAAGGAGGAGCGGATCCCCAAGCGGATGACCAAGGAGCAGCTGCGCGGCCGGTACGAATTCTCCTTCACCGGAAACACCATCAACACCAACCGGGAAGCCTTGCGCAACCAGGCTCAGATTCGATTCGCCAGCCTCATCGTGCTGCCCGACTACCAGATGGACCCGGAAGCCCGCAATGCCCTGATCGAGGATTTCCTGAATCATTGGGGAGATGGCGCCGACAAGCGCAGGCTGCTGCCGGCGCTGCCTGGACATGGATCCTTCGATCACCCGCCGTTTGTCCAGGAGAATGAAAACCACGTTCTCGAGCAGGGCATTCCGCTGATGGCACTACCCACGGACGACCATGCCGATCATCTGCGAAAGATGGCCACCTTCGAGAGAAGCCAGGCCTTCGAGCTGATGGATGTCAGCGCAGTTGGCGTCTGGGCCGCCCACAAACGGCAGCACCAGGTCTTCCTGGAACAGCAGATGCGCCAAAACATGCTCTCAGGTGGTGGCGCCGCCCCGGGTGGCGGGGGAGCCAACAACCTGCCAACCGGTGACACCATGGCCAATTCCGGTGAAGGAACTGGCCTGAGCACACTCCAAGGGGGAGTCTCTTGAGTGAACCATTGGGCGAATTGCCCCAGCATCCTCACTACCAGAAGCTCTATGTCATGATCGACTCGGAGATTGACAGCAGGGTGGAACAGTTGTTAGGTAAGGCATGCACCAGCGATTTGACGGAGATCAATGAGCTGGGGGGAGAGCTGAGATGCTTGCGGGCGCTTCGAAAGCGCCTGATTGAAATCGAGGAGGAATCACATGGATAAGAAGAAGAAGAAGGAAATGGCCGAGGAAGTCGCCGACCTTCAAGCCGTGAACAAGACCATGCGCGGAAGTGCTGGTGGAGAGCCGCCGTCGCACGCTGCCGCCGTTCGCACCGCGGAAGTGCTGGCTCGCGATCCCGGGTTCACTTCCAAGTCCCGGCCCCCGCGGACCCGCAAGTACGATCACCGGTAGCTGTTATGCCGTCGGTGAGCAAGAAGCAGGCACGAACCATGGCTGGAGCCTGCAACAACGAGGATTTTCGCAAGAAAGTCGGCATCTCCCGTGATGTCGCTTGCGAGTTTTTTCACGCCGATCAAGCCAAGAAGGGCAAGAGCGGCGAGAAAAAGAAGGGCCCGGTCAAAAATCCGGGCCACAAGTACAGGTAGACCCCGAGCATCGCGGCCCGGCGTCAAGGGCGCAAGGGAGACGATCATGCCCAATCGAGAGCATGAGCTACTGCGGCAAGCAGACCAGGACGTACCGCCGGACCCGTCCTCCGGCAATTCCGGAAATCCGAACGATCATCAGTCGGGCACCAACAACCCTTCGGGCGGGGGTCAACCGTCGCGTGAATCGGGTGCCCAGGGCGATCCCAGCGGGCGCACGCCGGAGCAGGTTAAGCGGGAAATGGATCGAAAGTTCGACGAATGGGGAGATCGGTTCGGCCGGCTGGAAAACATGGTCTCGACGGTCCTGGAGCGGACAGCAGGAACGGGCTCGGCCCAACCTGCGGTATTGCCCTCGGGACAGCCTGACCTGAACAGTTATTCAGTCGCCCAGCTCGAGGCCTTCAAGGCCAGCGGGCAAGTGCCCGAGAACCTCAAGTCGACTTTCGACCAGCTGATCCAAGATCGGAAAATCAAGGAGATGGCGACATCCCTTGTCCGTCAGGAGCTGTCGGAACACGAATTCAAGACGCGCAAAAAGGAGTCAGAGGCCCTGGCTTTCAGGGCATATCCTGAACTGCGCGACAAGATGGGATCGTTTCGGCAGGTCACTAACCAGGCTCTCCTGGAGATGGGACAGGACGTCACCACGAAGAATCCGATGGCCCTTCTGCATGCCGCACAGATTGCGGCCGGCAGGCTGGGCATCAAGGGACGGCCGACCGTTAGTCATGATGTTGCCCCTGGTGGAACGGGCCCCGTGCCCAACGGCCAGGGCAGCAGCGAGATGTCTGACGACAAGATGCACGAGCTCGCACAGAGGCTCGGGCGCTCGATGCCTGGAGGGAAGTTCAGCGATGAAGCCCTCAAGCGCATCAAGGAAGCGTCCGGAATTTACCGCGACAACAAGCACCTGGTCATCAGGCAGTAAGGAGAATCGCCATGGCCGACAATAAGCCCCCCAAAGGGATTGACTCCGGTGAGTTCGAGAAGGTCCGCGAGGACCAGAACGAGCTCCGTCGTGATCTCAATACCGTGCGCGGAAGCGTGGACGAGATGGGCCAGAAGGTCAAAGAAACCGGCGACCAGGTACAGGAGCTTTCGGGCAACTTGGACCGCGTTGGCGGGATGATCGAGAAGGTCCTCGGCCACATCGAATCCGAGCAGGTGGAGAAGGAGCGCCGGGATCGCCTCAACTCAGGCGCCGGCTACGCTCCTCCCGGTATTGAGGAAATGACGATTCTCCGCGATCCGTTCGACGAGCAGAACCCGCATGATTTTCTCGCACATCCCCCGGGATTCAAACTCGGGTGGATCAATCCTCGTTACCGAGAGACCAGGAACATGCGGGGCTGGATCCCCATTCAGTACGACGACGAGATCGGAAAACACCTGGATCAGTACATCCATGCTGCGCCGCCGCGTATGTCCAATGCGGTCGACAACATCGTCCGCAGGGGAGACGTGATGTTGTGTCGCTTGCCCAACGAGATTTGGGAAGCGCGTCAGCAGAAGCGGATTCTCAAGGCCATGCGCGGCACCAAGGCCTATGAGGCGTACATCCAGAACGACTCCCCCAATCAGCGGGGAAATTTCCGCGAGCTCGGCGAACCGGTACTGGCCGCGAACGAGCGGCATCTCGGAGGACGGCAGCTGCACGATCCTGGCTCTCCTGACGAATAGGAGAGACGACCATGCCCGTTACTGGAAACATGGCCCTTCCGGGCCTGGTCCCGGTGCGCAACCCCAATGGCAACGCCCCGCAGATCACCTGGTATCAGGTGGATTCCGCTTACGGCAGCGCCATCGGAGAGGGCAATCTGCTGATCGAGACGACCGCGGGCGTGGAGCTCGCCGGCGCGACCGTGACCAACGGAACCGTGCTCGGCGTCGCTGCTGCGAACGTCGCCGCCTCGCTCTCGGCCGATACCCCGATCCCGGTCTACGATGATCCGAACCAGATGTTCAGCATCATCGCAGACGGGGCGATCGCGGATACCAACATCATCCGTGGTCGCTTTGCCGGGATCGTCGCTGGGACCAACGTCTACAACTCGACGTTGAGGCAGGGCAACACCCAGCTGGACATTTCGGTAGCATCCGGGACCTTCGGGTCCGGGCTGCCGTTGCAGATCATGGAAGTGCTCAACAACATGGCCGACGACCTGACCGCTGCCAACGTGGCTGTCATGGTTCGAATCGCCGCGGTTGTCCACTTCTGGACCTCGCAGTCCGGCACCACCAACAGGCCGTAGAAAGGACGGTGAATTATGCCTTCTGCAGGAGGAATCCTTATGAGGCAGCATCTGTCCGATCTTTACCTGGACAGGCTGCCCTTCATCGACGAGATCCTGAGCTCCAACCTCGATGCGCCCATGCTGACTTACCCGCGCGTGTTCAACGTCAGGGACAGCAAGCGGGCCTTCGAGTACATCGTGGAAAAGACCGGACTCGGTCTGTTCCTCGAGAAGTCGGAAGGGGAAATGATCTCCTACGACAAGATTCTGCAGGGCTTCAACCAGAAGTTCACGCATGTTGAATTCGCCAAGGGTGTTGCGATCTCGAGCTCAGCGGCCGAGGACGACATCGACGGGGCCATCGACGACACGATGCCCGACCTGTCGTTCGCCGCGCGCGCTTCGATCGAGACGTTCATCTGGAACGTGTTCAACAATGGCTTCTCGTCGACCCTGTCGTCCGACGGCTCGACCCTGTTCAACGCCTCGCACACCTTGCGCGGCGGGGGGACGTTCGGCAACCTTCTGACGAACTCGGACCTCGCGGTCTCGACTCTCCAGACGGCGCTGAACATCTTCGACAACATGATCGACGAACGCGGCCTTCCGGTCGAAATGGAGGCGGCCAACCTGGTCTATCCTCCCGGCCTGCGTTGGCTGGTTCACGAGATCCTGCGGTCGGACCTGCGGCCGGACACCGCCAACAACGCCTCCAACGCCTTCAAGGAGGTCTCTCTCAACCCGGTCATGGTCAAATACCTGACCGGAGCCGACGACTGGTTCGTGACTGCGGATCCGTCTCGGGTGGGAACGATCGTCTACTGGCGCAAGGAGCCGTACTCCGATCACACCATCGACTTCGACACGGGAAACCTCAAGTCGAAGATGGGTTACCGCCTGTCCGCTGGTGCGAGCACCTGGCGCGGCGTGGTGGGTGCTCAGGGAGCGTAGGCCATGCGACCGCCGACACGATTCTACGATCCGGCATCGGGCCTCGATGGCCCGGTGTCCGGTGCGCTCGTCGTGATGACGGTTCATTTCGATACGGCTCCCGGGGCCAGCGCGTCCATCAGTCGCCGAATCGACCTGCCTGCGGGCATGTCGTTCATGGTGACGGACGTGAAGGCTTTCGTTGGCACGGTCACCGGCAGCCCGACCCTCCAGGTTGGGGATACTGCCGGCGGTGTTGAGGTTGTGGCGGCGGCCGCGCTGTCCACGGGCCTGAACACCATGACCGTTGCCGACGGAACCATCGCTGCGGGTGGTCTGATCGACGTGACCATCACCACCGGAGCGGGCGAGGAAGTTGTTGCACCGTCCAGCGTGTCCATTGCGGGATACGTGACGGCGCCTCCGACCTCGGTCGTTCCCAACCCCTAACCGGGCATAGGCCTATAACCTGGATGGTCGGCTGGCAGTTCGTCGGCCGGCCATCTTTCATCTGGAGTTTCCGTGCCGACGATCTGGCTCAGCACGTTAGGCAACAATGCGAACGACGGGTCGACGTATGCCCTGGCCAAGGCTACCCTGAACGGTGCCACCGGCGCCCTGAGCGCGGTCTCGCAGGGAGACACGATCAACGTCGTCAACGATGGAGACCATGCCTGCGTGACCTACGGAGGCACTACCGCCTGCCAGCTCGCCGGGACGGATTGGACAACGGACCCTGGGCTTACGATTCAGGGAACGGACTCGGCCGGTAACCCTGCTCTGGCGACCGTTAAAGCCGACACCACCAACACCCACTGGCTCCGCACCTGGGCCGGCCTTTCCGGTGGTGGGGGCCAGTACATCACGGTCCAGGGAATCAAGTTCGATTTTACGGCCTGCTACAATGCCTCGGTCGCTGACATGAGACCGCTTTACTTCCACGGAAATATCGGTTCACACCGGATCTACGACTGCGAGTTCTGGTACACTCCGACCGTGGGTAGCGGGGTGACCATCACCAACACCAACCACTTCACGCCGCTTTATTTCTCGGGGGCTTCGGTTGCGCTTTCTTCTGTTCATACGTTCGAGATGACCGGATGCCTGATGGTCAATGCTACTCGCTGCGACCTGCAGAGCATCAATTACCTGCATTTCGATATCCACCATAACGTCTGGATCAGGGACGCTCAGGGAATTCCGTCCTCGTCAGTCGTATTCGTCTGGCCCAACGAAGGGGCGATGACGGACTACGAGCGAGCCATCTACAACAACACATTCTATCAGGTCAGGTACGGATCTGAAAAAACCGACCAGGAGATCATCACTTCTGGAATTGGTGATACTCCTTACTTGGTCCAGCACAGCAATCTTTTCTATGAGGAATGTGGTTCACTGGTGGTGGTTAACGGATCCAACGGAGTTGTTCAGCAAGGCAACACCAGCGCATCCACCACAGGGACCGGTCCCTTCGGGTATAACACCATCGCGCTGGGACCATACCTCGATGCCTTCTATTCTGGCTGGTCCTCCTCGAGCCCAGGCCTGACGTCCTACCAGTTCAACGAGAACTACCGGGCAGGCCTGAGCTGGGCAGCCAGCGAGGTCAATGCCGGCACCAACCTGTACCACGCGGCCGCGCTCTCGGACATTTTCAGCGACGTCGCCAGCACCTACGCCTGGACGCCCAGCGGTAGCAGCTACTCGCATACCGTTCCGATGGATCTGCGCCCAATCGTCGATCCCTACACCGCCTATGATGGGGGAATCACGGGCGCCCTACCGTCCGCGGTCACGGTTCCGGATTCCGGCGAGACCGGCGTCGTCGACCCTGGGGCCCTGCTGGATTCTCTGCCTTTCTACCGCCCGGTAATGAGCTGCAACCTCGAGGCCATGGTCCGGATCGACCGCAACGGGAACATCGGCCACGTGGACGACCGCCACTACATCGTGGATCGAATCTACGATGAAGACGTCGGCCGAGTGTTCATCGTTCCTGCAGGAGAAACCTGGTCGGTAAATCTGAGTGGAGTCAACAAAGCAAGCCTGTTCATGGTTGAGGCTGATACCAGTGTCGTCTTGACCGTGACCACCGAAACAGAGAGTATGGAATTGACCCTGAACGAAATGCTGGTCGTCGATGGAGCCGATGTGATGTCCTTTGATATCCAGAACAGCGGATCCACCGACGCGGAAATTCAGTTTTTGGCTATTCAGTAGGAGGAATTGCCATGACGTCCCCGTTCCAAATTCAAGGTGGAATTAATCACACGGAAATCTACATCAAAGAATTTTCCGGAGATGGCGACACCGACGCCACGGTGGTTCTTGATCTTCCTCCGGGGTTCTACTATCTCGGGATCGCGCTGACCTGTGCCTCGATTGCCGGTGGCTCTGGGACCGTGGCGCTGAGCATGTTCACAGACCAAGCGCAAACCACGCTTCTGAGTGCGAATCTTGCCCTTATCGCCCAGGCCGCCGGAAAGCTGGCTGCCCTGGTTACCACCGGGTCGATTGGTTATGTGGCAAGCGCCATAGACCAACCGTCCTCCGCAACGGCTGAGTTCAATCATGTTTTGGCAATCCCGTTCGGCGTCAAGGTGATTATCAGCCATGGGACGATCACGAGCGGAACCTACAGCGGAGCGGTATTCGCTCAAAAGGTGGGATAGCATGGAAACCGGGCTTTCCCTGATCCAAGAGATCCAGGACCGCATCGGCTGGACGGTAACCGGAAGCATCGAGGGCAGCTACGGCAAGGATCCGGAGGTCCGCAAGGTTCTGCTGATCCTCAACCGGGTGTTGAAGAATCTGGGTCCCATGGACGATTGGCCCATGCTCAACACCGAGGGCACCCTGCTGACAAATGCGCCGGTGACCGGAAGCGATGTGCGTCTGGATTTGACCAACGGCTCGAAGACCGTTGCGATCTCGAGCTTCGACGTCTCGGACGGGGGAGCCCAGGCAACGCCGTTTTTGCAGGCGCATAAGGTCTGGGCCATTCAGATCGGCAGCGGCACTCCTATCTACCGGGTCGCATCCATCGACTCGCCCACGCAGATCACTCTCAACAGGCCGTGGATCGGTGACAGCAACACTCCCACCGGCGCGGACAGCGACACCTTCTACGATTTCACGATGGCCATGGACCAGTACGCTTTGCCGACGGACTTCGACCGGCCCATCGACCAGTGGAAGGACTTCCTGGCTGCCTATGGATTGACGCCGCTGTCTCCGCGGCAATTCCGTGCCCTGCGCCTGGCCGAGGGATTCAGCCTGGACACGAGCGATCCGGACTATTTCACCGTCTATGGGTTGAACGAGGATGGAACGTATCAGATGCTACACCTGCATCCGTTCCCCAAGCAGCAGACGATGATGGAGTACAGCTATGTACGGGACCACCCGACGATCAAGAACGACAAGGATCTGGTGCTCTTTCCTGTGAGCCAGCACGGGATGATTGTCGAGGCCGTGATCCACCTGTCGCAGCGCGATTATGAGGATGACCAGAAGTTCATGGCCGCGCTGCAGGAGTTCATGCGGCAATTCAGCAGCAGCGTTGGGAAGATGTCCCTGGTTTCGGACGTCAAACAGATTCGACCGAAAATCTCGCGCATGCGCATGTTGCAGCAGTCAAGCCGCGTGAGGATGGATTGGGGCGACTTCTGGGACCATTACAACGAGGGACCGTTGCCGTGAAGATCCAGACGCAGGTGTTGAGTCTGATGCCGTTCCGCGGAGGCCTGGCCACCGCCGGCAAGCAATCGTCCATCGGCGAAGACCAGCTTTGGGTTGCCGAAAATGCCATGCCTGGCCTGGATGGGATCATCTCCAGCCGGCCGGGCCTGGTACAGCATGGGCAAACCCTGACCTCGCCAAGCTCGAGCGCAAGCAATTCATTTCAGGATCTATTCGCGGACGTCAATTCCTGGGTGACCACCGAGTCGACCACCGATGCTGTCCTGACTCCGGGTCTCGGCGTTCTGGCCGTGACCCCGAGCACCGGGACGGTCTACCTATCCCGGCGGGCCAATGACACATCCAGCGGTGGAAATTATAGTCTCAAGTTCTCGTTGCGCTTGATGAATCCAGACGGCACCGACACCACCGGTGGCGCCTTCCGGATCCGGGTCAGTGGAGACGGCGGGACCAGCTTCCACGAATATGCCATCACCGCCGGCGGGGTCTACGTGCTCGAATCGGCGGCCGACGTGTTGAAGTACACGCCAACCTATGGTCTGGATCTGGGTGGATACCACAATTTCGAGATTTATTACTCGATGACCGACGACGAAACAACCCTCTGGGTTGACGGTGAAGCGCAGACGCCCTTTAGCATGGCCGCGGCCGATGATGTGGTCGGCTCCCTGGCGGCGAGCACAAACACCCTGGAGATGTACTGGACATCTGGAACCGATTCCTGGGCATCCTACCTGGTGGACTTGCAGTTCTGCGATCTGGTTTACACGACCAGTGACCCGCCGTTTGTGGCCGAGCGTCTCGTTGACGGGATTCAGTACCTGCGTCCGCGTACAGCCGGCGCCACGGCGCAGCGGATCCTCCTGGTGGCTACTGATTCCTACCTGTACGCGGACTTCGATGAGCTGGGCGCCTGGCGCCCGATCCGGTCGATCCAGCCCGGGCACACCTACATGCTGGGATATCGCGGGAAGCTGGTGATCTTCGACGATGACGGATCCAAGAAGTCTCAGGTGCTGTCCTGGGACGGGGCCGGAACGGTCCAGGCCGTTTCCGATGCCCCTCCGGTCAGGTTCGGCGCCGAGTACAAGACCAGGCTGTTTGCCGCTGGTGACCGTCAGTTTCCGCGCCGGATCTACTATACCGGCAGCCGGCAGCTGAACGTCTGGTTTGCCCCGGAATACGACTCAGACGAGACGTTCGACGAGATCATCAACGCCGGCTACCTCGAGCCCCCCTGCCGTTCCGACGACACCGTCCTGAGCGTGTACGCCGATTTCTTCGGTACCCTGATTGCCCGCACCGAGCATGGAACCTATCAGCTGCTGGGCTCGAGCCCCAGCTCGTTCCGGTTTGAAACGATCAGTCAGGATGTGGGGGGTGGTTCGCCGGAATCCATCGCCCAGGTTGGCGGTGAGCTGTTCATGATCGGACCCAGCGGGATCTCGACTGTCCAGACGGCTCAGTTATACGGAGACCTGCAGCCCGCCATGGCCAGCGGATCTATCGCAGATAAGTTCTCAAGTGTTCCAGGCATCCCGAATCGAATCGACCGCAGTCAGGTTGAGCATGCCTATTGCAAATATCTGCCGTCGCTGAATATCCTGGTGGCAGGCATGCGCGGGCAGGGCTCAACTGTTCTGGACCAGACGATGGTCTATGCTCCGCACCTGAAAAACTGGTTGGGGCCGTGGGACATCGGCCCGACGTTCTTCAACCTGGTTGAGATCGGTATTCCTCGTACCCAGGCACTGATGCACGGAGACGAGGACGGTAGGGTGACCTTCACAGGCCTGGGGCAAACGACAGACCTGGGGGATCCGATCCCGCTTCGGCTGGTCAGCGCCATGATTAGCGGCCGGAGCGTTTCGCCTGAGATGGCAACGGCCACAAAAACATGGAGGACGTTGCGGGTATACATCTTGCCGCGGGTTAACAAGAACTTTTCGGTACGATGGAAGGCTGACGGTGACCAGTGGCTGCCGTCTGACGGCCCGAAAACCTACAACCAGAATCAGGCGGGGAAGGCCTATTTGAACAAGGGTTTCCGGCTGAATATCGACCGAATCAGTAGTGACGAAAACGTTGTCTGCATCACCGTGCCGCTGAACGCCAGGGGCCGATACCTGCAATTCGAGATCACCAGCGACTACCCATTCGTGTACCAGGGTGCGGAGCTCGAATTCACATTCGACAGGAAGGAGGCCGAATAATGCCTTCCGCTATTACCGTTGCCGATTTTGAGGATGAACAGATCCTGACCTTCGAGCAGCTGAAGGCCTTCAAGGATGCGGTGATTGCCAGGTTCTCAGCAGGGATCGCCTCCGGTGACATCGGCTGGCCGCTTACCGCCCAGGGCAACCTGGACATGAGCATCTACAACCTCCTCGGCGGCAGGAAAATCTGGGGATTCGTGAACACCGCGGAATACGATACCCTGTCCGATGCGATCACCGCCGCCGGGTCCGGTGGCGTGGTCCTGATCCCGCCGGAAACAACCATTACCACCGCCGGCGGCGAGGTCCACAACGGATCCGGGGCCACGATTATCGGTTCGGGGCCCTCGAGCGTGCTCAAGTTCGACGCTTCTCCCTCGGCCGGCTACCTGATGCGCGCCGACACCGGAAGCGGCCTGATGTTCGCCAACCTGACCTTCGATGGCAACTCAGCGGCTGGGACCGGTCAGATCGGCCTGGACCTGCAGGGTGTCTCGAACGTCCTGATCGACAGCTGCTGGTTCCAGAACTTCTCGGGCCCGGCTCTGAACATCTCCAACGGCTGTTCTGGGATCATGGTCCGCGGCTGCTGGTTCACCGGTGGCAGCGCCGAACACATCTACGCCACCGAGAGTGGGCGCCTGGGAATCGAGGGCCTGCACAGTGTTTCGGCCGGAACTATTGCTTTGCGCCTGCAATCTGCCAGTGCCACCGCAGAAGTCATTGCGATTATTGACAATGCGTTCATCGTGACCCCCGGAAGCAATGGGATCAACGCCTACGGGGCCAATGCGACGGGCAGCGCGTCTCCCGCGGAGGTCTACGCGACGGGCGTCAAGATCAAATCTGCTGGCTCTGATGCGGCCGTGTTGGGGACATCGGCGCAGGCCCTGGCCCGTGTGTCCTGGACCGGTGGCGTCGTGTACGGGCCGGCTGGGGACGGCCTGGTGGTCCACGCGAGCGAGGGAGCCATTAGTGGCGTCTCGATCTCTACGCCCATCACAAACTGCATCGACCTGGGGACCTCGCGCCACATGCAGGTCAGCGGGAACACCTTCAAGGCCGCTACCGTGGGTGTGGATGCCTCGCTGACCGCGGCTGAATGCCGGATCACGGGAAACACCTGTATCAGCTGCACGGACAACGTTATCCTGGGTGGGACCGGACTCGTCCAGTATGGCAACGGGGACCAGGTAGCGGCTCCTCCGGCGAATTGCTTCGCGAATTTCACCGACTATGCCGTGGTTACGACCCTCAACCAGCTCGTCTTCACGATTCCCGGGGGAACCCTGCGTGTTGGCGACATCCTGAAATATTCGGTCTTCTACAGCGCGAACAATGGGACAGCAAACCAGGCCCTCGGATTGAGTCTCCAGTTCACTTCTGGAAAATACCTGGGCCAGACCGATACCCACGGCTCCGAAGACGGAGTACTCCAGGGCGTTGCCCTGGTTACTGGTGCGACCACGATTCGCGGATTTGGCTGGGGATTCACCGACACAGGGAACGAGGACGTGAACTATCACGACTTGACCACGATCGACCTGACTGCTGACAACGGCATCTATGCCGGGGCGACCAACCCGTCAGGGACCACCGATGCCTATATTCGCGGTGTGGTTCTGGAAATCCTCCACGCGGAGGTATAAGCGTGCCAAAGGGGCGCTATCGGGCAACTGACGACATCGACCTGGGCGGGAATCACCTGGTTGATTGGCGCCACCTTGAGGATATCCCCATGGTGGATAAGTTTGGGCATAAGGCGCTTGACGGCTATGCCATCGTCTCGGATGGTTCCACGTGGAACATCAAGCCGCTGACCTCTGGGGCCGATGGCCCGCTGGTTGTCAGCTGGGACGATCTGGCAGATATCCCCGCCGAGTTCACGCCCGCCGATCATACCCACCCACTGAGCGACCTGGAACAGAGCGCAGCAAATACAAACCAGGTTGCAAAGTGGAACGGTACGTCCTGGGTTCCGGCGTCGATCGTTAATTCGGTGATCGCCGGCACAGGAATTGCGGTATCCGGGGCAACCGGCGATGTGACCATCTCCCACAACCTGTCAGCGGGGACCGGCATCAGCATTGTGGGCGCCACGATTTCCCACGCCATGACAGCGGGCGCCGGAATCGACATCACTGGAGCAGCGATCTCGGTTAAGAGCGCCCTGACCAACAACGTGAAGCGATTGGCCATCGAGGTCCTGGTCAACGGAAACGGTTCGGTGCTAACGGCCGGCAATAAGGGATACGCAGTCCTTCCCTGTGCGTGCACCCTGATCGAAGCGATCCATATTTTAAACCTATCCGATACGATGACCTGGGAAATCAAATCCTGCAGCTACTCTGGCTACAATGGAAGCCTGGCCGACATCACCGGCGGTTCGAATTTCGGGGTCACAGGAGCCAACAAGAACAAGGATGCAACCCTTTCGGGATGGACAACCGACTTTGCTGCCGAGGACGTCTTCAAAATTTCGATCCTCACAGCACCGAGTAGTGCGACCATTGCGACCTTGGTCCTAATTTTCGAGGCCGACATTACGTAGGGGGTGAGTTGTGCCGACATATCAGATTGCACCGCCGACCTCAGACGGAACCGATGGTTACGACACGGCCACAACCATGCGTGCTCGCTACGATGACCGAGCCTTTCCTGCGATCACCAATTTCATGAAGATGTCGTTCGATTTGTCCGCGTACAGTGGCACCATTACAGCAGCAAGGCTTAGGCTTAATGGACAATCGTATTCGGCCACCAAGGGCGTTGCGAAGACATTCAATATTTTCCACGCTGCCGGAGTCAGCACGTTGCTTGCTACTCCGACGTATGCTGCAGCTGGAATGGCCTGGTACACGCTATCAAATTTCAGCGTGTTTACTTTTGCCGCGAATGTTATTCACGTCACTGTTAACAATCCAGGGACCCTGAAATACCGGGACTTCATTGCCTACACCAAAGAGCAGGCGACGAGTCCCGACAACTACGACCCGATGCTCGAGATCACAATCGGTGGAGAAACCGTTCAAGTAATAATGGTGTAAAAATGGATCTAAGGTTAAGCAGAATGAGGGCCGCTACTCCGGTAGTTGAACTGATTAACGAAACGGGGTATTTTGGGGATGTGGAGAAATCCGATATTGCCGGCACTGATGTCTGGGGATTAGCCGACCATGCCGTCAAGGGATTCCACCTCGTTGCCTGCGTCGTGGTTGTTCGAAGCGGCGGGATGGCTTTTCTGGATTTCCTCTCCGTCAAGGCTTCTTACCAGGGTGTAGGAGTCGCCGAACAGTTGCTCCGGGAAATTATCCCGAAGCTACGTGCACAAGGTGTGCACCGAATAAATGCATCCATTTCCGGATTAAACGGTCCGGCGATGCACCTGGTCCGGAAATTTGGGGCAACCATCGGGTTCCCGTATATGAATGTGGTCTGCAGGTTGGAGGATAGCCATGGGTACAAAGAAACAAGAACAGACCCAGACGACTACGCTTCCCGGGGCGACGGCAAGCGAGCAGGAAGTTCAGCAGTTGCTTTTGAACCTGGCCAAGTCTGCCGGACTGCAGTCAGGCAACCTCAGTGATCTGGCCAACGGCAAGATGACTGTCCAACCACAGGACGCGGCCCTGATTAACGAGATCCAGAAGCTGACCGACCAGAACGCTCGTGTCGGCCTGCAGGAGAATCTTGCTCAGGTCATGTCCGGGGTCGAGGGAAACATGCTCGATCGGAATATCGCTGGTTCGACCGTCGAAGCCATGGGCAAGAGCCTTGCCGGTACGCAGGCGCTGGCCGACTTGAATCGGCAAACCATTGCTTCTGGCATCAATAATGCGCAGTCGTTGCGCCAGCAGACCCTGGACCGAGCCGGCATCACCCTGAATGCGAACCAACTCCTTCTGCAACGTCTACTCGGCGGTGCACAGGGCGTGTACCAACCCGCACTGCAGGCACGCCTGGCTCAGGGTACGACTACCGGTACTACCACGGAAAGCGGAATCACCACTGCAGAAGCAGCAGGGGCAGCGGCAAATATCATTCGTGCGGCAAGGTAGGGGTGATAACCATGGCTGGAAAAATGGACGATATGGTAGCCCAAGTTTCGGGTGGGGCCGACACCAGGGCGGCAGCAGCGGCGGCGCCGGATCCGCAGTCGACTGACATGGTCGATCAGCTGACGCAGCAGCTGGCAAGTATGGGGGAGTCCCGCAAGAAACTTGTCGATCAGAGGGACCAGGCCAGCGGTGGCTTGGGCAACCTGAAAAGCCCGGAGGGAATCCTGTCTCTATTGACTCTCCTCGCCGGCGCCGCAACCGGAAACACCAACCTGGCGGCCGCCGGTGTTGGTGGAGCCACCGGTTCGATGTCTCCGGACCAAGGGTCCATCGCTGCAGCTGATGCCGGAATCAAGGCAATCGACAAGCAACGAGGAGACATGGGTCAGCGGGTCACCACGCTGCTGTCTTCTCAGCCTGGCATGTTCGTCAACCCAGACGATCTGAGCTCCTCGGTTGACCCGCGGCTTCTGGGCGTCATGGTCTCAGGCATGCCTATTCCCATCGACCCCGGCGCAAATTTCGTTATCAAGCGGGACGGCGAGGAAAAGAAGCGCCAATACGATGCGGGACTGCAAATGCTCAGGTCCGATGATCCGTACCAAAGGTCCATGGGTGCGGTCATGGTCAACAATACGCTGGATCTCGGCTGGAGCGAGGAGCAAATGCAGACCCTTGGCAACGTCGACGAGTCGCAACTGTTGGTCAACCTCATGACCGCCAGCAACCTTGATCCGCTGTCCGTCGGTCGTGCCTGGATCTACCACATGCGCAGCGGAAAGCCTATCACCGATCCGGACGTCGTCACTCTGATGGAGGGCAAGAAAGCCGGCGAGATCAACATCGAGCAGAGGCACCAAGACCTGCTTACGAAGTTCGGGACCGCCATTCAGAACGCCGGATCTGAAATGCTTCGGCAGCCGATCGAGACCCAACTGGCCTATGCCTTCTCCGATCAACCAGGCGAGTTGACCGAAATGAAGCGTTGGCTCATGGGCACGCGCGCCTTTGCTCCCGGCCTGGATCCGCAGGATCTGGCCAATGGAATCCTGTCTTCCGGATTCAATATGCTGCAGCTGTATGCTATCGCTCCGCAGCTGTTTAGCGGTATGGACATCAACAGTGAGGGCGACGTCTGGAAATACACCGCCCGTAATGCTGGGACGATGATCCAGAACCTGCAGGAAAAGAGCAGCCACGAAATTGCCAGCGAGCTCGGTTTCGACATGACTGATCTGTCTATACTCTACGGCAAGAACGGAGTCGATACCGAGGAGGCGCGCCCCATGGCCATGACCAAGATCCTCGAGCTGCGCGACCAGGCGACCGAGAATGGGGTTTTCGATGCGGCCAAATACAAGGAGCTGTTGAAGAAAGAGCGCGGCCAGTACACCGGCCAGGAAGCGGGCAAGTAATATGCCGACTCCGCTGCAGGAACGTGCGAGGATCTTCCGGGAGGCGCGAGACAAGGGCCTGACACCTACCGAGGCCGCTACCATGGCGGTTCCCGGCGCCAATCCGGTGATGATCCAGAACTTCGCTGACGTGACCGGCAATCTGGTTAACGTTGACGGATTCTCTATCCCGATGGGCGTGGTGGCTGCAAGGTTTTCAGCCCCCGGCCTGGGCCGTCGCCTTGCCGCAGATACCGGGATTCCCGAGCAGGCCGCCACCGACCACATGGACCGCGCCGTGAGCAAAATGCCGACGGCCGGAAGTGCTCCCGACTACGACCGCTTCGATATGATGATGACCAACACCAGACGCAACACCGCTGGGTCGATTACGCAGACTGTGGCCAATTTCAAGGACGTCGGCAAAGACATCGAGCTGGCCGCGGCCGCCGGCATGGCGTTCCCCGGAAACTTCCAGCAGGCCTTGTTCGGGGCTGTAATCGGTGAATCTCCCGCCGCTGTTGCCGCTCGTCTGTGGCCGACGGCCGACATTGGCGATAGCCCCGAGAATCAGCAGAAGAAGGCACTGATTCCCATGGCCATCAAGGGTGCCTCGATGTCCCTGATCGGAAACATCATCAAGCTGGGTGGGGCCGTCTCTCCTATTGGAGGGGAGATTGAGGGCGAGGCCATGATCCAGAAGGCGCGAGGCACGCTGCAGCCGGTTCTGGAGTCGGACTACAATCAGAACCTCATCAGCGGATCCGACATTCTTGAGCATGCAAACTTCAATGCGCAGCAGGCGGCCGATGCCGTGGCCAACGGTGATCCGGAAGCGTTTGTTTCGTATTTCAGCGCCATTCCCGACCCCGGAACGCCTGAGCGACAGGCCTACGATCAGGCAGTCAGGGACTATGCAGCCGAAAACTACGCATACCTGTCTACGGTCAAGCGCCCAATCGGTCCGTCAGTCATCGTAAGCGGGTTAGGAATCAAGATCCCCAATCCGACGCACCTTTCCCTCGGTGACGTGCACATGGCTGCTATGGCGATCGGTGGTTCGTTCCTGGACGTATTCGCCGATCCGCTGCTTCTGACCAGCGATGCTCCTCCGGCTGCCGTTGAAGCAATCCGCTCCGCGCTTCCGGCATCGTCTCGGGCTCGGGTTACCGCTGCAATCGCTACCAAGGGAAAGCGCCTCGAGGATCTCCTGGTCGCATCCAATGATGCGAACAAGTGGGCCGAAAAGGCGATGGAGACTTACCGCAAAAATCCCAGCGAGGAGAACCTGGCTCGCCTGATTCATGCGCGAAAGAATGCCGCCCGTGTCGCCTCGATGCACGATGCCGGCCGAATGGGCGGTCCCGGCGAAGCGGTCGTGTTCAACACCAACCCCAAGATTCGGCCGGAGCATATCCAGCCCGTCGGCGACGCATTCCTCGAGGCGCCAAGTGGAGCTGGGTGGTCTGCCGCCAGCGATTTCATCGCCGATCAGATCAAGGTTGCACGCAAAGAGGTCCAGGGCCTCGAGAAGATGGTCGAGCGGGCGGGAGAGAATATCCCGGAGGGACAAATCTTCACACCCGAGCAGCTGGGCGAGAACATCGACGATCTCAAGAAGCAACTGACAGCCAAAAAACAGGACCTGGATCAGTGGCGAACCACCGGTCGGTGGCTGAAATCTCGCGAGAGTCTGGCCGCCAATCATGAGGTCGATCCGACACGGACCGCGGCTTTCTTCAAGGAGGCCATGAACGAGCAGAGCCCCTACGCGGCCGATGCCTTCAAGCTGGGCCCAGACAGCTCCAACGAGGAGGCACTACGCGCTGTCCATAACAATATCCAGCGTGGGCTTGTCCAAGGCGCTCCGCAAGAGGAAATCAACCAGTGGCAGCGGACGTTCAGCGACATCGTGGCCGATGGTGCTCCCGTTGACGGGGTGATCCGGCGCAGCGAGCTGACGCCAAAGCAGCTCCTCGAGGATTCTCGAGACGCCACGCGCCGGCGGGTGCTCTCCAAGAGCAACGAGCCGATCGGAGACTTTCGCCAGGCTGATCCGGGCCAGATCGAAAACCGGATCGCCTTCGGTCCGGACGAGAGCGAGTCGGCCGGCGAGGCAGCGGCGATCCTGGCCTCCGGAGGCGAGATCGACGACATGAGCTACTACGGGATGCCGCTGGGGATGTATAACACATCCTATGGCCTGCGCCCGTATCCGCACTCCGGCACCGAAATGCGCGCGCTCGAGAAGACTCTGACCGCAGACAATGAATGGCTGGGGATTGGTCCTGTCCGCACGAAAGTCGAGGCGGCTGAGTGGCAGCAAAATCTCGGCGAGAAGATGGGGGATTTTTGGGCCAAGGGATTCTACCCGCGCACCTGGAACCTGCGCCCTGCCGCGGCGATCTACAAGATTCGCGAGCCAATGCGGTTGCTGCAGTCTGCCCAGCCCGAGCTCTATACCCGGATCCATAACGCTTACTCGTCCCAGGATTTCGAGCTGGCCCGCATGTACTCGATCTTCCGGCGCGAGATGCGCAACTTGGGTGTGCACCGGGTAGCCGGCGATGTCGAATATGTCGACAAGGCTGTCTCCGAGAAGTTCTTCCATTTGATGAATATGGATCCAACCGGCGAGGATTACATCGCCGAGCTGGCCAAGCTCCCGGAGTCCCACCGTCGCAGTATCAGCAACCTGCGTCAGGAACAGAACTTCATCCGGGACAAGCTGGGCCTACGCAATTCCGACATGAGCATCAGTGGTTTCATTCACCACACGTTTGACCCGGAGATGTTCGCCAATGGCGCCAGGCCTCTCGAGTTCCTGGGTCTACCCGTTTCCGGAGATGTGTTCACTCCTACGCTGCTCAACCGCAGCGGATCGGGTGAGTTCATTCCTGATTTGAGTCTGGCTCTGGACATATACGCCAGGTCCGCAGCTCGTAAGCTAACCATCGAGCCGGTGCTCAAGGACCTGGAGTTCGCCACAAAGCGGATCGCGGCCGAGAAGCCCGAGGAGCAATGGCTATCTCTGGCGCTCGAGCATATCGTCAGGAACATGAAGGGCGAGCCGAGCAACCTGGGCCGGGACGTTGACGCCACCATGAGCTCGTTGAATGCCAGGATCCGCGCGAACGCCGCCATCCAAGGAGTTGTCAAGGCAGCTGGGAAGCCACGGGCGGCTCTTGGTCGGGGTCTGACCTCTGTTGGCCAGGAGATCGAAAAGGTGCCCGGCCTGGGTGGTGTTGGTGGACGGATCTCCCGCGCGGGCATCGAAGTCACCGACCGGGGCAGCCGGATGATGGCCAACGGCTTCCCCATGTACCGGCGTGGGGATGTGGGGCGCACGGCCATGGGCGTCTCGTCGCTCGTCTACAGCTCCGTGTTGACCGGCAGCGGGCGTTACTTCCCCATGGCCGTGTCGACAGCCCTGGCCACGACCGGAGGCCGCTACGGGCTTTTCAGGACCGCCGAGAGCATCCTGCGCATGGGCACCGCAGATGGCAGGGCCATGGCAAAGTCCTCTGGCGTGGGGCGCCAATGGCAAAAGATTCTTGAAAGTTCTGAATGGTCGACCATAGGCCGGCTGGCTTCGGATCTGCCGTCGTTCAACGGTGCGACCGTCGTTGGCCCCTCGATCTCTGCGACCGAGAATCTGATCCGCGGCTGGACGATGCACGCCTGCCTTGGGGATCTGATGCGAAAGTCCGGATACAGCTCATGGCTCGACGTGGAGCGGAACGGAATGGCTCACGCCTTCATGCACGAGGCAGTCAGGACCACCGAGGAGGTCAATCACCTGTTCGGGGTCATGGGCAAGCCGGCCGGCTGGGTACGCAAATCCAAGTCCGGCACCGCTGCGGCCACGCAGTTTTTGAGTTTTGTTCCGAAACAGACTGAGGAGCTGCTCTCCCAGGCGATGCGAAACCCTGGTCACATTGGCCGGTATATGATGATCTCCGGGTATCTGCAGCGCACCGCGTCCAAGGCCGGCATGGACATCTCGAACTACGTGGGCCTGGGTTACCTGCCCAAGTCTCCGGACGAGGCGACATCCGTAATCTTCGACACGATCGGGTCCACGCTCCGCATGGGTGGCGAGCACCTGGCGATGATGTCTGAATACGGGGACGAGCAGAGGGCCCAGCGAGCTACCGACGAATGGCTTCGCAGCATCGAGAGCTTCATCCCCTATGGAATCGCCATCAAGCGGGCCGCTACCGGATACGAGACGCTGCGCACGGGGTCCGTTTTCTCCGGCGGTCGCAAGGTGCGTCAGGCTGACCTTGGCGAATTCAAATGGGATCAGAGCAAATCCTTCATCGAAAACTGGATGCAGCTCCCGAAGGGTCTCGTTCCTGCCGACGGAAGCACGGCCCACCCGACTGAGCTCATGGCCCTGCTGTCCGGGCTTCGCAGCCCGCAGTCCCAGCTCGAGCAACAGAGTTATGCCGCGCGCCTCGAGCAGCAGAGCCGGCGCAATCGTCAGAACCAGAACCTCGCTGAGGCTCTGGATCAGGCGGTGATCTCCGGAGACTACACGCGATACAAAAAACTGCTGGCACAAGCGATCCAATCTGGCCTGATCGACCCGGTCAAACTTGGTGGAGTCCAGCGCGGGGCGATGGAACTTGCGGTTCCGCGCCTGTTGCTGAATCAGATGCGCGGCGATCAGCAGCTGCTCGACTCCTACGAGGAAGACCGCCGCAATCTCATTCTTTACCAGCTCCGCTTTGGTCGTGAAGGAGGATCCGCTAATGGCAGGTGAGAGAAAAATCGACTTCTGGCAAATAGTGCTCAAGTGGCTCGTGCCCGGTCTTGGTATGCTGGTCGTGGCTGGGGCTGTTGCCCTGGCCAACCGTGATATGTATACCAAGCCACAGATAGACGAGAAGGTCCGGGGAGTGAAGGATCGCGTCGAGCAGGTCGATAAGAGGATCGACGAGCGTTTCCTAGCGGAGCGAGAATGGTCGAACGCCCAGGACCAGGCGATCATGAGGAACATCGAGAATCAAAACAAAGCCATCGACAAGCGTCTCCAGCTGATTCGAGAGGACCAGCAGGAAATCAAGCGCATACTCCAGCGCAGGGAGAATTAACCATGCCCATCTGGCGCCCGGTTGAATCATTTGATCTGCGGAGGATCGACGAGATCCATGTTCACCACTCGGCCGGTACTGATCGCTCGTTCCTCCAGGATTGGAAGGCGATTTGGGATGAGCATGTTTTAGTGAATGGGTGGTTCGATATTGGATACCATGCGGTGGTAGAGATGGACGGCGGCATCCCTATGGCTCACTTTGGCCGGCCCGAGCACGTGATCCCGGCCAGCGTATTCCGGCACAACTCGCACGCCATGGCCATCTGCATCGTGGGAAACTTCTCCTTGGAGCCGCCTTCGAAAAGGCTGCTGGTCTGCGCCGCTCGCCGAGTCGTCGCTCCCTGGTGCGTGCAGTACGATGTCCAGATCAACAAGGTGTTGGGTCACCGGGAGATCCCTGACACCAACACTGAATGTCCCGGGCTGCTGTTCGACATGGACCACTTCCGGGACCTGGTAAGTGGGTTCATCCCGCTGGCCGATGCGGAGCGTGATCCCGAGACCTACAGATAGGAGAAGTCATGAGTAAGTTACGCGCCCGGATGTTCGAAATCCTTGTGTCCCAGAAGGTGTTCCTTGCGGCCTTCTTCGCCGCGATCATCTGGCTGGAAATCCCGCCGGAGAATCGGTCCGGGAACCTCAACACCCTGATGCTCGGAATTCTTGGCGTGAAGGCCTTTGACTACGGCCGCGCGGCCGCGATCTCCGTGGCTGAGAGCATCAAAAATTCCAAGAACGGTACGACATGAATCTCGACCACAACATCTTGCTGATCCTCGGCGGCGGGCTGCTGGCGATGATTCTCAAATTCCTGTGGGGTGAACGGCCACGAAAGGGTGTCACGCGAAATCCTGTGATCCCGCGGCCCCTGCCACCGGACGTGCCTGTAGGAGTAAACCATGATCGAGAAAAAGCCGACGATGCGGTGCTGGATGACATTGCTGGCCGTCCTCATTCTGATGATGCTCTGTCCGATCTGCAGGACCGTCTCGATCGCCACCGGCCAGACGATCCCGGCGACGGCGCCGCCTGATACCACAGTCAAGATGATTCTGGTCCCGGAGTCCAAGATCCGGCAGTCCACCGCCCTGATCGACGACCTTGATCGTCGGCTGGGGTTGGCCCTCAACCGGATCGCCGAACGTGACAGCGTGATTCAGAACCGGGACACGATGTGGGGCCAGCAGGTCGACGGCTGGAAGGCGCAGGCCGAGGCTGCATGGGAGAGGGCCGACTCGTTCTGGAACAAGAACCAGTCAGCCTTCTGGGCTTTCCTCGGAATGGTCGCTGCGTCGTTGCTTCGCTAGTTCTAGATCCGATAGGCGCAAATACCCTCTGCCGTCGGCCCCCTCCATGAGCTCAAGCAATGGGAAGTACCACGACTGACCCCAGGAAACATGCAGTATCTCCATGCCCCATTCGTGCAGGAATTTTAGTGCAAGATCGCCAGGAATTACGTCCTCGCCCTCCTTCGGCTCGGCGTCCTCGGCGCAGTAGCAGCCGTCCGCATCTTCTCCGCACTCCGGGCACGACCAGTTCGAACACTCGCCCCTTTCGTCCTTCATTACGATTACCCGCACCGGCCCGCAGTAGTCTCCCCTCGAACTGTTCGGCTTTTCCGAATACTTGGCGCACCAGTCGTCCGCCTTCGTAAACACGCCGGGGCCGACACCAACGACGAACCTCTTGCTACGCGCCCCTCGCCGTGGCCAGTAGTCATACGGTGACCATTGGCGGCAAAAACCGCTTGTAGCGCCCCTCTCCATTGCGCCGGAATGGCTCCAGTGACGGCACGACCGGCACGCCTCGCTAAGTATGTCACGGTCCATCACTCGCCCCCTTTGATAGCATCGAACACCGCCGGGATGACAGCGGCATAGGTGTGGCGGCCCTCGTTCCGTGCTCTCGCAACAAAGGCTTCTACGGTTCCACGCCAACATCCTGCTTCGACCATTTTAGTGCCGCACTTGCCGAGCACGCATTTTACCTGACGGCCCGATCCATCAACGTTTGATATCGTAAGCCATGCGGACACTATGACCCCAAGCCACTTGCACTCGTCGCCAAGCGTGCACCTGTTGCCAAGCGTGCACCTGGTGCCAAGCTTGCACCTGTTGCCAAGCTTGCACCTGTTGCCAAGCTTGCACCAGTCGCCAAGCGTGCACTCGTTGCCAAGCGTGCACTCTTTGCCAAGCGTGCACTCTTTGCCAAGCGTGCACTCGTTGCCAAGCGTGCACTCTTTGCCAAGCGTGCACTCGTTGCCAAGCGTGCACTCTTTGCCAAGCGTGCACTCGTTGCCAAGCGTGCACTCTTTGCCAAGCTTGCACCAGTCGCCAAGCTTGCACCAGTCGCCAAGCTTGCACCAGTCGCCAAGCTTGCACCAGTTGCCAAGCGTGCACTCGTTGCCAAGCTTGCACCAGTTGCCAAGCTGCGAATAATCCGGGATGGTCGTACCGTCTTTTATTCTCGCGTTAGGCGGTACGATCCAGCCTCCGCATTCATTCAGTGGGTAATCCATCACTCGCCCCTTTCGTCGGGTTTCCCGCCGTTGAGGTAGTGCAACAGCCGTTTGGACTGCCACTCGTGTTCAGCGGCCGCTGCGGCGGCCCGTGCGGCGGCCCGTGCGGCCAATGTGGCCTCTGCGGCCAATGCGGCGGCCAAAGGAGGTTTTGGAACGGAGATTTTCCTTCGGTTGATAAAAACTTGAGGTACATCACTCGACCCCCTTGCAGATCATGGCTCGTCCTCCGGCTTGGGGATCGGCCCGAAATACTGCGTGCCGACAGGATCATCCGCCACCTGCCCACCATCTCCAGACCAGATCAAAAAGCCCACGTCGTCCTCGGCGGTCTCGTCAAGGTCGATCACAACCCCGGGAAGCCGAACCAGCCATATCTGATCAGGCTCTTTAGGCTGTTCGGTTGTCCAGTTCATTCCATCTGCCTCTCGTTCTAAATTTCAACCTCTACCGCAACGCGCCTACCTCCGCGCCGCGGGTTTCCATCTCGTTTAGCTCCCCAGTGGAAACCGCCCACAGCTGTCTCGCCAGCGCCCGGAGCGACCTGGTTTCCCAAGTCACTGCATCCGATGCTCATCCCCTTAAATAACGGACTTTCTTGTCCAAATTTGTTAATTGCCATCACCTCAGGCATTTGCTCCCTCGATCTGCGAATTCAGCCCCGTCAGAAGTCGGCACACGCGGCGGATGATCATGGGCGGACCTCCGATATGGTGCAGATCGCCTGGCCGCCACGAATCACGTCTCCGAACACGGTGCGTCGGTCGATCACTTGGGAGTCGTCCCCCCAGACCCCAGCTGCCGTCAGGCTGTCGAGAATGGCCTTGTCGAAGTTATCCACGTCCCTGCGCCGTCTGTCCGGCGGGCATAGCTCGATGGTCATGGCCAGCGCACCCTGTAGCGGTATCGGCCAGAATCCGATGGTCCGCTTCACGTCGGACTTGTAGCCCCGGGCCCGCTCGGTGAGGATATTCACCGCAATCCTGCCGCGAGGAATGGCCCGGACCCAGGCATTGACCGATGGCGGCCAGGGAAGGACCAGGCGTTCGGTGCGTGAGGCTGTGGTCATTCGACCACCGCTCCTTGTCCGGCCTCGAGCTCGTTCAGGTGGACCAGCAGGGCTGTCCTGATCCGTTCTCCGTGATCCTCGCTGTCGATCCACTCAGCGGCCGCATGGGGCCCGTCGTTACAGAACACGGTCTTGAGCTGGTTCTTGAGCCACGCCAGGGTGGCGTTCCTGGCCCGGATCCGTTCTGCTTCGGCCTGGTCTGTCCCTGCTCTCCCCCCGTACTCGGCCCGGATCTCGGTGATGTGGCGATCGAGGGTTAGGGTGACCCCGTGCTTGGCCTTCCAGTCGTCCAGGGTGGTTCCGTGCTCCAGGAGGAGCCGGCTTGCGAATCCGAGTTGCTTGGGCGTGGCTGGTGGGGATTTTTTCCGTGGGTCCGGAGGACCACCCGGGGGGGGGTCCGGGATCGGCCGGATCCGAGGTGGGCGAAAGTTGATCAGCCTGGGCCTCGCGCGCGCGCGCCCCACGGGCTGACGGCTCTGCGGATCGATGATGAATTTGCCTTGCGCCTGTGCGCTGATGAACACTTTGGCCACGAGAGCCCTCCTCACAGGTTGCGGGGGCGGAAACCGCCCCCGGTTGTGCGGCCCTGCTTATTTACGGAGCCACCAGAACAGATCGATCAGGGCCAAGCCCAGGAAGATTTCGTAGTGCATCGCTCACCTCCTTTGGGTTGGGTGTCCATTATACCACAAGCGGAGCAGCCAGTGTTGCTATTTTGCCCCGTCCTCCAGCATATCTTGCAGCAGCGATAGTGCCATGCACGCCAGCCGGACAGACACTGGGCCGTCGATCTCGATCTTGCCCCCGCCCGTTTTCAGGTGTCGCCGGTCGATGACCAGACGCACGTAGGGCAGGCCGAGGCGCTTGGCGGCCTGCAGTGGAGTTTCTTCACGGATCATGGCGCTGCTATTGTGGGCTGGAGATGGTTATAAACATCAGCCATGCTCTCCAAAGTGATCTTATGCATGTGCCCAGGAACGCGGATTATGAATGTGCCGGTGCGGATGTGGTAGGACAGTTTCATTCTTGCAGGGGAGACAGCAATGCCTCTCTGCTCCAGTATCGCCAACGCTGCCCGGCACAGTTGATCATCATGAATTTCTAGTTCTTCCATGTTGTGCCCCCCAATCGGTGGGACGCCCGTGGACTTTGCGCTGCCCTTTACGGCAAGAACGGCCTTGGTCCACCAATCGTAAAAGCGACCGAAAAACTGGTGGTCTGTTTCTCCTCTAATCACGACTGCAAAACCTCCTGGGACTTTTATTGATCTCCGGTATTGGACAGCACTCGTCGGCGTCTTTCTTTTTCCAGTGATACATGCCACATGTGGTGCACCTGAAATCTCCAGACTGCACCCGCTCTTGACGGGCCACATCAGGAGGCAAACGCCCTTCGCTCGCTGCTTTCTGGAGCAGCTTGCGTTCACCGACCAGGGCCTCGTTGACCAGTGAGGACTTTGCGCTACCCTTCGGTCGACGTTTGGCCCTGGTCGGTTTAGCTGCCGTTGCCTGCCTTTTGTTTCGCCCCAAGGTTTTTCCTTCTTGGATTGTAGACGCCATAACAGGAAAAATGCTCACCGCTATGGCGCTTGCCGCCCTCGAATCGAACAAACCGGAGCCCGCGGTCTCCGTAATTCCGGAAACGAGAGACGGGAATACAAACCCGCAGGTTGGTGTACTTGATGCGCCGATCGCTGCACTCGATCAGAATGCAGTAGGCAGCGTACCCGCTGCCAACCCTCTCGATCAGAAACCGGTTGCCGGACGCGATGTGCTCCCATATCTGGGAGTGGGCCGGGATCGTCTGCTCCATGCTGCTATTCCTCCTGCTCCTTGGCCTTGAGGTAGACCTGACCGGCATGCAAAACGACCACGACCCAATCCTTGCCGCCGGCCTTGATGGAGTGGTCCACTCCATCGTAGGCGTTGAAGGTGATCCAATCCCCCACCGAAAGCCCGGCTACTCCGAGCTTTGTAGCTTCGGCCCGGTAGCTCTGCCCCAGCTGGAGGATGCGCCCGGTGCTCTCTCGACGTTTGCCCTCGTCGGGGACGATGATGTGCCCGATTTTTCCTGGAGTCTCGTCCCTCAAGAGCAGAACCCTGGGTCCCATGATCTCGATGTTGGCCAGAGCCACGCGGGCCTCATCGAAGCGGTCCATGTTCGACGGCATGCTCAACCTCCTGTGAATGCTTCGGTGTAGTAGGAATCGAGGAATGGTGCGTCCTCGACGGTAATCATCGTTGGCCTGCACACGCTGGCGGCCTGGGCCATGGCCAAGATCGAACGCTCCCGCTCGAACTTCTCTCCGCGGGATCGCTCCCACTTTGAGGCCAAGATCAGCTTGGTATTGGAGGCGTTGCCGTCTCCGGTAAACACGGCCTTGGCTGCACGGTATCCGATGCGGCCAAGCCGGATATCGCACTCGAGCGTTCCTGCTGCGACCAGCTGGTAGATGCCCGTCTCCATGGCGCCGGCCAGACGTAGCTTGAACTGGTTGCTGGCGGTTCGGGAAAGCCCGTCGGGATCGTCCTCCACAAGCACGATGCCCAGCTCGGTGATCTCGTGGGCACGAATCCATCGCACCAAAACGAGGTTCATCCATCTCTGCATCCGAAAAAATATTCTGGCTCGGTCATGCTCTGAGCGATCCCGGGCCAGCTCGGCCGCCAGCACGGTGTCGCCCTGGCTGAGCACCAAAGCGGATGCGTCCCGTTTCACGATGGCTCCGACGTAGTATTTCATCACTCAGCTTTCTTGGTGGTGGGCGCGCGTGGTTCCTCCGGGGGGGATTTTGAGGGAGAATCCCGAAGGCGCGCGCCCATCATGTTTGCTCCTGGCTGGATTCGAATTGAGCTACAGGAGCATCATCCTAAAACGGCAGCCCTCCACGACTGCCTCGTTCGGGCGGGGGATCGCCGATGGGCGGCTCCTCGCTCGCGGGTCCCGCATGGCCCTGCGGTGCCGCTCCGCTGCCGGGAGGCGGCGCAACAGTGGAGGTCGCGGCGCTCCTGGCCGGGGGCGGTGCATCCGTATCGTCGTGCTGGAGATCCGGGCCCGGTCCCGCCTGCCTTTGGTTGAACGGCCATGCTCCAGGGGCCCGGCCTTGCGCCGGCGGTGCGCTCCCTTCGGCCTCAGATGCGGCAGCCCGCAGTTCGGCGCCGAACGCTGCATCCAGATCCTCGAGGTCGGCCATCTTGCGGCCGCCGATCGGCCACATGTTCTCGATCGTGAAGTCTTTACCCTTGGGGCGAGTGTTCGGGATCACGTCGAGCTCGCAAACCTCGCCCTGCGGCGGGCCATCCTTCAATGCAGCGAAGGAATGGAATCGGAAATTGATGCAGTCAGCGAGCTGCTGAATCGAAAACGTATTGGCCTTGCCATTCTTGGTGATAAGGTTGAAGTAGCCCGAGACGGTAAAAAGCCCATTGGCTTCTTTCCATTCGGTCGACCAACGAGCGTCCCACTGTTCGTTGGTCTGGTCGTCGAAGTAGCGTTGGGCCAGGATGTGGAAATGAATCACCAACCCGACCGACTTGGTGGTGGGGTTGCGAACAACCTCCCAATCGAAGGGCGTGGCCCTGAATCGTCCTGATCTGTCAATGACCGGCATGTCATCCCTCCAGGTTAAAGAGCGTCTTCCAGAAGTTCACCCCGGATGCGACATCCGTAAACGGAAGCACAAGGCCGGGATGGTCACGTGACCCGGCAATATGCGTCGCAGCAGACGTGGTGTAAATGGTTCTTGTTTTGCCGCCGGTGCCCTTTCCAGAGCGATCGACGGAAACGTCGAAGTCCAGGAACACGATATGATCGGCCCACTGGATCACGTCGTTGCGCACGTTGCTGTTCTTGATGGCCTGCAGGTTCGGCTCGTGGCGCAGGTACGAATCCCCGTTCGGGTTCGGTGCGTCGGAGATTACCTCGTGAGCCACGGCGATCACAGGACGGCCGCGGGCCACGTGACGGTCGAGCTCCTGCAGCAGCAGGGCCATGTTGTCTCGGTTGTAGCGGTAGCCCTTCCCCCATCCGTAGTCCTCGATGAAGCGGGGCTTCTGGCATTCCTTCGTGGTGACGGTGCCGATCACGTGGTTTTCGGACATGGCCTGTGCGTTGGTCAGGTTGTCCAGCACGGTGATGCCCGGCCCCTCGAACAGGGGAGACCGGAGACACTCGAGCAGATCGTCGAAGTTCTGGACCTGGTCCCGGCCGACCCGGTTCAGGTCCATGAAATTCGTGCCGCCCTCCAAGTCGATGAAAGCACAGCCCGGGGCGAGGGACGAGAGCGTGCTCTTGCCCACCTTCCCCGGCCCGTACAGAATCGCTCTCGACGCCGAGGCGATCCGTCCGGACGTGAACGTGAACTGCTTCGACTCAGATGTTGCTTGCCTTCTGGCGGGTGGCGGGCTGCTACCCATGCCAGGAGGCGCAGCGCCGGGTCCGGCGCCAGGTGCGCTTGGCTTACCCAAGGTTTTCCTCCAAAAGTTCAGGGTGGACGTCATCTACCAGATGGAACCCATCGGGGATCACCTGGCCGATGTCTTTGTTCATGCAACACCCGACGTATTCACAGGACCCGAACATGGTTCGGCACGATCCAGGGTTGCGGTAGTAGTATCCGTCGTTCATGGCCATGCGGATCATGCGCTGGGTTTGCCAGACGTCGAGCGCACATTCCTTGAGGTCTCGATCCGTTCGACCGATGGGCAAACGGAGATACCATTTGCTCGGATCCTCGTCGATCGCGGCCTTGACCCGTTTGCCGAATTCTTTCGGCGTCTCGGGCCTGGTCTGCAGCACGTACCCCTCGTCCTTGTTCGCTGTTTCGCGCCATTTGCCCTTGCTGGTTTTGACCCGCTCTCCGTTGGCATCGTGGACGATCTTCATACCGTTTTCATCCAGCACCGGCACTTGACTTGGCCTTTGCATGGGGCGCTTGGTCACATCGTAGAGGATGGTCGAAACGTCGTGGCCGGCGTCGCGCGCCGTCTGTAGGTATATCGAAACCTGCTGCGACATGCGGACCTCCATCCAGTAATCCGATCCTGGAGAGAAGTCCCGAACTGTGGTCTTGTACTCGAGCAGGGCCAGTGATCCGTTGGGGATCGCGGGGATCCCGTGCAGCCTGACGATGGCGTCCCGCTTCCCGCCAAGAGTGAAGCTCTGCGTGGGCCTCCCGGTTGTCGGGTTGCGCAGGGGCATCTCGAACATTTCCTCTGCCGCCAGCACCGACACGATTTCCTCGGGCCTGTTCCCGTAGTATTCCAGCCGCCCGGCAACCACCGCCTTGACGGCCTCATCCAGGAACTCGTCCTCTCCGGTGAAAAGACCCATCATCGGTTCCTGTTTTCCGATCCGCTCAAGAACCGCATGGTAGAGGCTCCCGAACTTGAGAGCGTATCCCTTTTCGTTCTCCCTCAGACCGTAAACGTATTTCAGCCACCACTTCCAGGGGCATGACCGGAAGGTGCCCATGCTCGAATTGGTCAGGATGGATTTGCTAGGATGCTGCTTCATGATGTCCTTCTTTTGTTGATGCCCGGCGCCAGCTTGACTCTCCGCAAGGTCAGAGCTTCGGCCACACGCCGGGCCGTAGTTGAGGTTGCCGGTATTGGCAACCCATTGTTCACCAGGGATAATCCCACCAGGCGTCAACCATCCACGCGATCTCGCACAGCCACGCCTCGACCGGAGCCATGTACCCATCGTGGTCGGGATCACACGATGTTTCATAGGCGAAAGCAGGACTGTCGTTGCCGTCGATGGGCTCACCCACCTTGATAGCCTGGGTTGCGGTTGCGCCAACAACCATGACCACCAGCACCAGGGCAAGAATCAGTTTCCGCATCGTTCAACCTCCGTTCGGTTGGCCAGGGGCCACACGTCGAGGATGTCCCACGACTTGCCTCCACCTGGTAAATCCCGGTCAGGCAGGTACATCAGAATCCGGACCGGGAGCGGACCCTGCCAGCCATGGTCACGTGCGTTGCGCTTCATATCCCCATCATCAGACCAATGGACCACGGCCTCGTCGCCGAACAGGGTATCACGCCAGCCACCGATTGTGTTGGCCTCTCTGACCATGATCCCCCGGTCTTGAACGACGATAGTCTCTCCGCTGCGTCTGTTCCGGAGCTTGGCCGAGAATGAGGCGGCCCCTCTCACACGCAGGCAGTATCCATCATCGAGTAGAAGATTGACCCGGATCGTCCAGCAATTCGGGCGAGCGAACTTGTCGCTCAAAGCCCAGAAGTCCATGGTCGGACGGTAGAAGCTGGCATGCGCCTCGTGGTAGACCAGCTCCTGCGCATGGGCACAGGAATCAACGACCAGGACCCACACGCACAGGAGAAGGAACGTCACCACGATGGTCAACATAGCCCATGCTGTTGTCGCCAGCAGGCTGCGCGATTGCCGCCTCATGATCGAGCCTTCGGCTTGAGTCCGGCGATCTGGGCCTGCATCGCCGTCTGCATCAGATTCATGGTGAACTGGCCGTACAGGTAACAGATGTCCTCGGCATTGAATTTCGGCGAGGAAAAAATAAATTTTTCCCCGGTCCCCTCTTTCACCCCATAGACCATGAAGCGTTCGAACTGCGTCATGTCGATGACATCGTCTTCGCCGGCGTTCGTGGTTGGTTCATTAATGTCAGGCATCACTTCTCCTTGATGTTGTGGGCGCCCCGTTTCGATATCGTGAAAGTACGACGGACGCCCAACGGAAGAATTGTAGCGCGTGCTACTGGTGGCGTCAACAGGAAATGTAGCACGTGCTACATTTTTTTCTTGCTGGTTCTGTGCTGGTGGTGTAGTATGGTTTTGGTAGAAACGGAGCGCAGTGCCCAGGGATGGAACGCCGTGACCGCTCCGGCGCTGGTGTGGGGATTTGCGTTTCCTCCAGCATCGGCGTCCGGGGAGAGTGATGCCAACCATCGCTCTCCCTTGGAAACGGGGGGTTGACTGCCCTCCCCGGGGGATCGGTACGCCGCGACCGTACTGGTTCCCTGCTTGGCGGCGGGTTTTCGGTGAGTTCACCCGCCGCCATTCTTCGGTGGGGTCGGGTCGCTCCCGATCTCAGGGGGGCACCGTGACGGGCGGTGCTCCCCGCTTCTTCCCGTCAGGAGGTTCCCATGGCGAAGGACAGCTGGTTCAAGGCCTACACGTCGATTTTGCTTTCTGAAAAATATGTTACCCTCCCAGATAACGATCATCGCCTGGTGTTTTGGCACTTCCTGGCTTTCCAGCGCAAGGGCATCCACCGGCAGCCGGACTACTTCCTCGCGCCGCTATGCCATTGTGATATCCCCAAGTTTTCCACAATACGTGCGACACTTATAAATCATAACCTGTTAAATAATGAAGGGGGTGTTGTTGGGTTCGATGAAATGCAAGTAAACAAAGAAGCTATAAGGAAACGACGGCAAAGAGACGGGACACGTCACGGGACAAGTCACGGGACAAGTCACGGGACTGTCCCGGGGGATGCAGAGGCAGATGCAGAGGCAAAATCAGAAGCAGAAAAAGAACCCCCCCTTACCCCCCCCGCGGGGGGTGGTGCATCTGCAGGAAAAACGAAGCCCAACGGGAAGTTTTCTCAGAAGCACCTGGACGTGGCCCAGCAGCTGACCGATTTATGGAACGATCACTTCGGCCGCAACCTCTCGATCACCGACAGCCTGACCTCAGCGGTCCGGGCCGCCTGGCGCAAGATGCCGGCCGCCACGGCCTCCGACTTCAAGGCCGTTTTCTCTGACCGCCTCAAGGGCCAGTGGGTTGACCCGGCCGAGCATGTGCCGGCCTCGCTGATCCGGGCCAAGGACTTCGAGGCCCATGTGGCCCGCATCAAATCAGCCGAATCGTTCCGGGTGCCGAACGCCGAGGCCCTCGAGGACCAAATTCATCGAGAATTCGGATGGGATGACGAATCATGAATCACGAGCGTGTTGACGCTACTGTCGAGTGGGGCCACAACATCGAGCACCTGCGCCGTTGGGATGGTGCAGCGATCCGAGATAGGATGGATGCTCTGTGGGAATCCGGTGGTGGTTATCGAGGCCGAATTCCCGGGGCCTGGAATATTCAGTATTGGCGTATCCATGTTTGGCTTCGAGAGTTCTTTTTGCGCTGGCCGTTCACGACAGAGGAGGAGCGGTTACGCCTGTCTCGGCGAGCAATCGGCGAGGAGCGCATCGTTTCCTTTCTTTGCTGGCTTCGCGGAGCTGATCGTTGGAAAAATGGTGGTGAGATGTGGCGCACATCAGAGCTTCCGCAAATTTTGCACGAGTGCAGGCTCCTGGATGCCCGGCGTCGGACCGACCTTGGGGTCAAAGAAAGCCCGCCGGCCCGACCGGACGCCGGTCCGGAACAGCCCCACGCCAAGCCGGACGCGACGGACTTCCTTTTCTAGGGTATCTCGTGTTCCTCGAGCTCGCTACGCTCGAGCTCCAGCCCGCATCCATGGCAGATCACCGGGACTTCGCTGTCCTCCAGGCCCTGCTCGAACCATTCCTGAGCGGTCACGTCCATGGTCTGATTGACCCAGACACGAGCGGCGATGTCGTTGCTCCCACAGAAGCGGCAGGTTTATTCCTTCTTCGGCATGGCATCCTCCTAGTTCGGCCGCACCTGGTCAGGGCCCGGCGCCGGCGGTGCTGGTTCGCCGACGATCTCGGCTTCCAGGTTTGGGCATCCGGTCACGGTATCGTCACATCGTTGGTCAATAGCCCGGTCGATGGCGTGCTCCGGTGAGCTGGCCAGGATCCGGAGCTCGTGCTCCAGGGTCTCGGTCAGCTTCACGGTGTAGACTCGCAGGGTTGGTCCGGTCACAACGTCTCCTTTGCCTTGGCGATGGCGGCGCGGGCTGCGTGAACCGATCCACCGTGTATGGGTGGTTGGCCCTGTACCGCAGCGGTGGCTGGGACCGCTTGGACGCCAAGAAGCGGGGTGGGCGGCCTCCGCTTCTTGATGCCAAGATGATGAAGTGGATCT